CATACAACGGGTGCGGGTTTAGCGATCAAAAACCGTTACTATGATGAGCTGTTTCTTCGTCAGGCAGACAAGAAACTGGTTCATAAACAGTTAGGACAGCTAAACCGTAAAGTTGCATCAGGTGAAGGCGGATATGGCTCACAAGTCCTTTACTGGACGAAATGGGTCAATCTGGACAATATCACTTCAGGAACAGGAGAGGGAGTACCAACAACCACGGTAGCCTTTTCTGCAATGAATGTGACAGGTTCTACCGCACAGTATGACAACGCAGTCGGTATATCTGACATTCTGGCTTATGCCTCAATGGGAGATATTATGAAGGCAGCGATAGAGAGGCTTGCTTATAATGCAGGAGTATCTATTGATTCACTTGTCAGGAATGTTATCGCAACAGCGATGACGCAACAGAGCGCTTCCGCCACTGCCTACTGGTCAGCCGTTCCAGCCGGAGCTAACTTAATAATTAGCGAGGTCAGGAAAGCTGCCAGAACGCTTCAGAGGAATGACGCCTTCCAACAGGAAGACGGTAACTGGGTAGCGGTAGCACATCCTGATTCAATCTACGATTTGACGGGAGATGCCTCAACAGGAGGCTGGATAGATGCCAACAAATACACCGAGGGTAATGCTACGAAACTTATGACCGGTGAAGTCGGGAAACTGTATGGAGTTCGCTTCTTACAGTCTTCCAATGGCTATACTAGGGGAAGCTCGTATGCTACGACCTCCGCAGTTGTCGCATCAACCACAATCTATGTCACATCCGTGTTTGGTAAGGATGCGTTCGGTGTATCCGAACTTCAGAATCTTAAGACTTACATCAAGCCTTTCGGTTCCGGTGGAGTCGGAGACCCGACAGACAAAATTGCAACGGCAGGATGGAAAACTTTGTTTGGCACTAACGTGCTGAATTCTGCTTTCGCCGTAAACATTAATCACACAGTCAGTTCAACTGCCTAAGGTGATTAAGTTGTTCCAATAGCCCGGCGCAAGTCGGGCTTGTTGGTATTGACTTGATGTGATATATTGATACAGTTAATCCCGCAAGGGCAGACCCCACAAGGGTCTTTTTTTATGGGCAAATGGATTTATTATAGTCCTAACCAGTACAAATACGTCAGTGATGATGACCCACGCCCCGAAATCAAACTCAAACCCCGTGAAATAGGAAACACCTATGCTAAGTTCGTTCCTTCATGGAAGAAATACGAGCCCGACATATTAAATGTTGACAGGAAAGAAGACTTCAAAAGAAACGATGCTTTTCTTGCAGAGAGGGAGCATGAAACCAAGACTGACTCCAAAGCAAGACGGTGGGAGGAGTCACGTAAGCAGGAGTGGGCCAGAAACAAGCCAGCATGGAGAAAACAGATGATGAGGGAGGGCTTAATATGATTTCGATAGTAATGTCGAGTTATAACAGGCCTAAAAAGCTGAAAAGGGCCATAGATTCTGTTATAAATCAGACTTTTACCGATTGGGAGCTTGTCATAGTGGATGATAACTCAAAAGAAGACACTCAAGCTGTTGCAGAGGCATTCAAAGACCCCAGAATACGCTACATAAAGCGCAAGAAGAACTTCGGTAATGATACAAGGCCTAAAAATGAGGGTATATTAGCCTCAAAGGGCGAATTTATATGTTTCTTAGACGATGATAACGAATATAGACCAGATCACCTTGCTATTTTACTCAAAGAGATTCAAAAAGACGATAAACTGGATGTAGTTTACGGCGATAGATGGATAGTTTCAGATAAGGATAACCCTCATCCCATCAAAGACCAGCCGGGATTTATGTCAGACTTCGATCCGGCACTTCTAATGGAGAGAAACTTCATAGACTCATCAGACATCATCGTTAAACGCCAAGCCTTATTTGATATAGGTGGGTTTGACGAGAGGTACAAGAAGTATATCGATTGGAATTTATATATCAGGTTGACTAAGTACGGCAAAAAATTCAAGAGAGTGCCGATATTTATAACCAACTACCATATACACGGGGACATGAAGTCAATAAGAATTAAGACTAAAGGCGACAGCCAAACAGCCTTCGTTCCTGAATGGGACCCTTACAACCTTGAGATTGAGCTTCCCTATCTTAATACATCAGCAAGGACACAGCCTAGAGTAGCTATTTTTAGCATAACCTATGATCGTCTGGCTTATACCAAAAAAAGTTTTGAGAGTTTATATAAAACTGCGGGTTATTCTTTCGATCATTTTGTAATTGATAACGGTAGTAAGGATGGAACTAAAGAATGGCTTTGGAAAAATAAAATGCCAAAGCGTGAGAAGAATATTATTTGTCATATTATTTTTAATTCAGAGAATAATGGTATTTCTAAAGCCTCTAATCAAGCTATAGATTTAATTAAAAGTTCAATTCTAGAGTTCGATATCATAGTCAAATGGGACAATGACTGTTTCGGCCTCACTCCAGGTTGGCTTGCTAAGATGGTGGATATCTGGAAGTCACACCATATGCTGGCAATGTCCTGCTACGTTCAGGGTTTGGTCGATAATCCCGGCGGTTCACCACGAATGGGCTATGGAACTATAAAAGGTGAACTTATAGGCATGACCCAGCACTTAGGAGGGATATGTCACTTCGTAGACGCCCACGCTTACGACAAATTCAGGTGGGATGATAATTCATTCTTACACGGAGTACAGGATATGGAGATGTCCCAGTTCTTAAAGTTCAATGGGTATATGCTTTGCTACTTAGAAAATTACTTCGTATCTCATGGCCCGGGTACTGACCAACAGAAAAAAGACTTTCCTTCTTACTTTGAAAGACGCAAGTTAGACAAGCAAACTCGCTATGCAGAGAACAAATAATCCTCAGACGAATACTAGAATTTATTGGAACTATATCTATACTACTCCGGCTAAAGCTAAAGATTATTGGAGCAAGACACACCGCTTCCCCTTAGCTGTAACTTACGTCAAAGACGGAGATAAGTTCATAGATTTAGGTTGCGGGGTGGGGATACCTGGACGGACGATAAAGAAAGAACGCAAGGGTTGTGAGATATGGGGAGTCGATATTTCAGATGAGGTAATTGAGAACAATAAGAAAGACGACCCGGATATCCATTATTTTCAGGGGTATATAGGTAATTTAGGTTTCCTTCCGATCAATCACTTTGATGTAGTCTTTTGCGGTGAGACTATAGAGCATTTAGACACTCCTTCAGATTTATTTGAGGAAGCCTTTTCTATTCTTAAACCCGGAGGGAAACTAATAATAACAACTCCTCTTAAAGACCATATAAATTCTCCCGAGCATATGTGGATTTATACAAAGGAAGACGTGGAGAAACTATACAGGGATGCAGGGTTTTCAAAAGTTGAGTTTAAGGACTTACCTGATACCGAGCATTTAGTAATTATTTTTGCAGTTGGTACAAAATGAAGACAATATCACTTGATCTGGATGATTTCAGTATTTTGAACAACCGCATGGACTTGCTTATGCAATTAAAAGAGTCCTATCCCAAACTAAAAGTCTCACTCTTTACCATCCCCTATGACTTTGCTTATGAAACACTGCCGGAAGGACAAATACTAAGGGATAAGACCCTCGCCATGATTAAAACCCAACTGGACTGGATAGAACTCATACCTCATGGACTGGTTCACTTTCCCAAAGAGTTCGAGAAGTGTGACTACAAGACCATGAAGCTAAAAGTATTCCCGGCCATAGAGGAAGCGTTTAAGAAGGACTGCCTGCCTTACGTTAAAGGTTTCAAAGCTCCTTACTGGTTGTGGAATGAGGAAGTAGTCAGAGCTTTAGACGAGGAGGGCTGGTGGGGAGCGATAGATAAAGGCGCACAACTTAAGACTAAGAAATACTTTGAATACACTCATGGAATAGATGAGATTTTTTGGGAGAGTACATTCGACACTCTTAAATTACACGGACATATAACCAACGATAACAATAACGCTATTGCCAAATGTTTTACTAATTTATTCAAAATGCCTACAGATGCGGAGTTTCGTTTCGCTTCTGAATTATTAGATGAGACCTTATAGAATAGTAGCCTACGGAAATCCGTCCGGAAGTAAATTCTGGAGGCTCATCGACCCTCTCAAATATCTTCGTAAGAAAGGCTTTGATGCTTATGTATCAGATAATGGAATAAACGAGTTAGAGGCTGACTGGGCTGATATCATAATCGTCCAAAGCTGTACCGATAAGAAAGGAATAGCCCTTTTAT